AGGGGACACCGACCCCTGCCACTTCTTTCTCTCCGAAAGAGCTTAAAAGCCCGTTTGAATTACCTAAAGGAGTTAGTTGTAATGATTAAAGAAGAAAAGCACAGAATTCTGCCTGCATTAGATCGTGCACACGACGAAGCGTTACGTCAGGGAATCATCTCAGACTTAGACGCTGCTGGTATGGCTATGGCGTTTACTCTAGCTGGTGTTCTTGACGGTGGAACATTGAAACCTATTGAAGAAGTTAAGTATATGGGACAGTTGCAACAAATCTTAGATAAGTATGGGCTTAGCTTGTTTGGTCGTAAAGAGAAACCTGAACTAGAAGTTGGTGAAGACCCACTTGAAGCATTACGGCAACTCAGAACCGAGACTACAGACCACACCAATAGCGAGCCAAACTAAAGGTTACGAAGTTGTTGAGTTTGCCAAACAGATTGGTATGCCTTTACTGCCTTGGCAAGAAAACGTCATACTTGAATCAAGCAAAATAAAGGAAGACGGCTCATTTCAGCATAAAACTAATCTGATTATTGCAGCTAGACAAAATGGTAAAACCCATTTACTTCGTATGCGTATCCTTGCAGGGCTTTACCTATGGGACGAGAAACTACAAGTAGCAACAGCACAGAACAGAGACTTATCTTTAGAAACATTTAGACAGGTTATAGAAGTTGTTGATAACTTTGATTGGCTTAGACGTAAAGTTAAACATATTACAAGAGCTAATGGTCGAGAAGAAATAGAAATTAAAGGTTCAGGTTGTAGATACAAAATTATTGCACCAACAGCAGGCGCAGCTAGAGGTTTATCCTCAGACGTTGTTTACCTAGACGAAGTAAGACAACATAAAACCTTTGACGCGTTTAGTGCTTTGGCTTACACAATGCAAGCACGACCTAATTCTCAAGGGTTCTTTATCAGTAACGCCGGTGATCATCAAAGCGTTGTATTAAATAACCTTAGACAGCGTGCATTGGACAAAATTGAAAAAGATACCGAAGACGATATTAACTTTATGGAATGGTCAGCTGCACCACACAGAAAATTAAACGACGTAGAAGGTTGGAAAGAAGCAAACCCTGCATTAGGGCGCACTATTGACATATCAGCAATTAAAGCCAGAATGTCAGACCCAACAGAAGTCTTTATGACCGAGTGTTTAAGTATGTGGGTAACAACAATGAACAGCCCTTGGGCACTTGGGTCTTGGAATGCTTGTATGCAACCAATACTTGAACTTAAACCAGACAGATCAACTTGGTTAGGTTTAGAAATATCACCAGAGCGAACAAGCTGGGCATTAACAGGAACACAAATACTTGACGACGGTTCAATAGCTGTAGGTTTAATGGAATCAGTTGAATCAGAATACGCAATAGATGATTTAATTATTGCTGGACGTGTCTCAGAGTGGTCTAAACATTACAACGCCGAAGCAATAGTTGCTAATAGGTTTAGTGGTGACTCAGTTGTTGCCAAGCTAAGACAAGCAGGCATAAACGCAGAAGTCATTAAAGGAAGTGATTACTATCAGGCTTGTGATGCAACATTATCGGCTATGAGTGGTGGTAGACTTGCTCATAGTAATCAACCTGACTTAACAGCTAGTGTTAACTCTTGTATTAAAAAAGCAAACGAGTCAGGGGCTTGGTATATTATGCGCCGACAACAATCAACAGCTGCTATTTCAATGGTCTTAGCAATATTTAAGGCTGAACAGTACGGCATACGTGGTTCAAACCAAGACATTGTAGTTGCTTAGGTGCTTGACTATTATAACGATTTGGTAAAGAATTAGAAGTTATGGGCTTCTTTCAAAACTTACTAGGTGTAACACCTGACAACAGCGTAAACAAAGTAGACGCAGCTGTAGCCCCATACAATTACCAACAGTACGCCCAACCATTTGACTATTTTGGTTTATCAGCAGTATCACGCGCCCAGGCTATGCAAGTACCAGCCGTTGCAAGAGCTCGAAACATAATTTGTGCAACTATCGGATCATTACCATTAGAAGTTAGACGCGAATCAAACAACTCAAAAGTTGTGACCCCACTATTTATTAGACAACCAGACCCACGTATGACAGGACAATCTGTATATACATTTCTTGCAGAAGACATTTTGTTTACAGGTCAAGGTTACTTACGAACTATGGAACTTGGCACAGACGGACGACCTTTATCTGCTGAATGGATTTCAGTAAGCCGTGTTACAAGAACTTTAGACGCATTAGGTCATAACGTCAGATACTACAGCGTTGACGGAAATCAAGTACCCGAAAATGGTTTAGGTTCTTTAATTCCTTTTACAGGATATGACGAAGGTTTACTTGTAAGAGCAGGAACAACAATACTTACGGCACTAGCTTTAGAAAAGGCAGTTAAAAGATTTGCAGACGAACCAACACCTAACGTTGTGTTGAAATCAAACTTGCCAATGCCAGCCGAAAGAGTTACAGCCCTATTAAATTCTTGGAAAGAAGCAAGACAAACACGTGGCACAGCATTTGTTAACGACACAATCGACTTTCAAAGCATAGGATTTAGCCCAGAACAATTAACGCTAAACCAAGCACGTCAATATATGGCTTCCGAAATTGCTAGGGCTTGTAATCTTCCTGAATACTACGTAGGTGGTAACGCAGGTGGCTCAATGACTTATTCAAACGTTACAGCTGAAAGAAGAAGCCTAATAGATTTATCTTTACGTCCTTTGATGTCTTGCATTACACAAAGACTAAGCGACAACGACATTACGCCACGTGGTTCTATAGTAAAATACAACTTAGAAGAATTTTATTCACCAAGCGCACAAGAACGCGCAGACATATACACAAAACTTATTCCTTTAGGTGTAATGACAGTAGAGGAAGCAAGAGAAAGGGAAGATTTGATAAATGAATAACTTTATTAAATTCTCAACCGACATTATCGCAGCTAATTCATCAAAACGTGAATTAACAGGCGTTATTGTCCCTTTTGGTCAAGTAGGACATACCAATATGGGTGACGTTGTTTTTCAACAAGGCTCACTTAAAATCGGCGAAGGCATAAAACTTTTTACCGAACACGATATGACAAGACCAATTGGCAAACTAGCAAGATATGAAGAAGACGACAAAGGAATTGTCGGAACATTCAAAATCGCACGAACCAATGCAGGAGACGACGCATTAGCCGAAGCACAAGAAGGTTTAAGAACTGGATTTAGCGTAGGCGCAATGATCGACGATTACGTAACTAAAGGTGAACAAGTAATTGTTAACGAAGCAACTCTAAAAGAAGTTTCACACGTTACATTTCCAGCATTTGGCGAATATGCCCAAATAACCGAAGTAGCTGCAAGCGCAGAAACTTCACAACCAACAGAAAGCGAGGAAACTATCGTGTCAAACGAAGTTACCCCAGAAGTAGTAGAGGAAGTTGCAGCAGAAGTTGTAGCAACCCCAGCTGTTGAAGCCAAAGAACGCAACGCGCGTCCTGCAATCTTCACAGCACCAAGAAGCCCAATTGTTTCAAAGGCTTCATACTTAGAACACTCAATTAGAGCAGCTCTTGGTAACGAAGACAGCCGTCAATATGTTATGGCAGCTGACACCACAGGAAACAACGCTGGATTTATTCCAACACCACAATCAACTGACGTAATTAACGGAATTGCAAACGCTGATAGAGGATTTATAGATGCCCTTTCAAAGCAAACCTTGCCACCAGCTGGTATGTCTTTTGAAATTCCTAAAATTACAACTGCTCCAACAGTTGCACAAGCAAACGAAGAAGCAGCATTATCAGAAACAGATACAGCTTCATCTTTTGTTTCAGTAGCAGTTAAAAAATTCGGTGGACAACAAACATTCTCAGTAGAATTACTAGATCGTTCTTCACCAGTATTCTTTGACGAACTTGTACGTCAAATGGAATTTGCATACGCAAAAGCCACAGACGCATACGTTGCAGGCGAAGTTGCAAACGCAGGAACACTAAACGCAACAGCAGCAGACGAAGACGCAGAAGGATTATTAGAATACGTATCTTCAGCAGCTGCAGCCGTTTACAAAGCCTCATTAGGTTTTGCACGTAACCTTGTAGTATCTCCAGAACAATGGGGTAAAATTATGGGTTACAACGACGCAGGTCGTCCAATCTACACAGCTTCAAACCCACAAAATGCAGGTGGCGCAGTAAGCCCACAATCATTACGTGGAAACGTTGCTGGTTTAGATTTGTATGTTTCACGTTCAATGAACGGAACAGGTAACACAGGTTTAGGTGACTATTCAATGGTTGTCTTAAACCCAGACGCATACACTTGGTACGAAAGCCCACGTTTGAGCCTACGCACCAACGTAATCAACACAGGACAAATAGACGTAAACTATTACGGCTATGGCGCACTAGCTACAAAAATTGCAGCTGGCGCAAACTGGTTTAACAAGTCCTGATAAACCACTAAGTCGTGAGGCTAGTCTCGCCCCTGTGGCTAGCCTCACCCTAAACGAGAGGAAATAAAATGCCAGTATTAGTAACAGCAGCTCAGTTAAGAACTGTACTTGGCGTTCCAAATACTCTTTATGATGACACAGCATTAAACGCGATCATTAACACAGCTGAAGACGCTATAGGTGATTTTCTTATTCAATGGAAAGTTGGAATAGATAAACACTATTCAGAGACAGCAACCGAAACAACTATTCACACAACAAGACCACACAAATTTTATGAAGGACAAACAGTTGCCATATCAGGTGTTGAAGCACACGTTAACGGCAACAAAACAATATCTTCAATAGTAGACGATTACACTTTTAGAATTACAACAACAGGTGCAAACATTCATCAAGAGTATTACCACGTAATACCTAATGGTATTGCAGCCGAAAACGATTTATCACAATATGACGGCGTAGCAGCTGTAGAAGAAGCCGTTTTGCAAATTGCTGTAGACGTATTCCAATCAAGATTAGCTGCAGGTGGCACACAACAAGCCCTTGATTACACCCCAGCCCCTTACAGAATGGGTAGAACCCTTTTGTACAAAGTTACAGGTTTGATAAGTAAATATATTGACTCTAATAGTCAAGTAGGTTAACTATGCCTTTAAGTACGCTACGTTCAGACCTTAAAACAGCAATAACATCAAATACAAACTATTCTGCTTATGATCACGTACCCGATATTGTTATTCCACCAGCAGCCCTAATTTTAGCTAGTGACCCATACCTAGAACCAATAGTTATCGGCAATAGCAAAAACTATTACGTCAGACTAACATTAGAAGTTGTTAGTTCAACGTATTCTAACCCAAGCGCGCTAAAAAACTTGGAAGACGATATAGAAACAATTCTAGGACTTATTCCGTTAAACTTTATAGTATTATCGGTAAGTAGCCCAAGAATTAGAAGCACTAATAGTACCGATCTATTAACTGCTGAAATACAACTACAAACAGCCTACACAGGCTAAGAAAGGTAAGAAATGGCAACAACTATTTTAAGTGGTCGTCAACTGATTTTGAGTGTTAACGGCAATAACTACTCAGAGCAAATTACTTCTTCTGCTATCAACTTTGATACAGAAAGATTAACTTTTGACACCCTTGCAGGCAAAGCCTACAAATACATAGATTCAAACGTTACACTTGACGTTGAGTTTTTGAACGACGCAGGCGCATCACCAAACAGCTTGTACAAAGTATTATGGGACGGAACTGAAACAGCCCCAGACACTACAATTGCTTTTATTATGACATTAAGAACTGGTGTAACATTAACTGGTTTAGTATTGCCACAATACCCAAGCATTACAGGTTCAGGTGCAGACGTACAAACTTGTTCAGTATCATTACAAGTTGTAGGTATACCAACCGAAGATCTAACAGCGTAACAACCACAAACAAAGAACAGGGGCACACAAAATGCTTAAACTTAAATTATTATGGGAATTAGAAACAGGTGAGAAGTTTGAAGAATGGACAAGACCAGTCGAACTATCACTTGCAGAAAAAGAATTATACTCAGGCAAGTCAATTGTTAAAATACTTATCGAAGAAAGCACACCAAGTAACACACTTCTTCTATTCTTGGCTCACAAGATTCAACAACGTGTTACAAAAAAAGTCGAGAACTTTGACACTTGGAAAAGCAAAGTCACCGATATTACAGCTTCTGATTTTGAGACAGCAAATTTTACCAAGCCCGAAGCGTCGGGCGAGTAGCAGTCGAATTAGCAATAGCAACTGGGATAACACCGGACTATTGGCTCAATGCCGAACCCGAAATATGGGCAACGGCTATAGACATATTAAACGAGCAAGCTAATGGCTAAACAAATTCAATTAGTTAAAGTAGATAAAGACTATCGTGGTTTATTACGTGCGTTTGGCAAAATGGACGATATTGCTAAGAATGATATGAAAAAGATAGCTAGCGCGTTAGCAGAACGTGGTGCTAATTATGCTAAAGGTGCAGCTAGTAATGCGCCTTATAACGTTAAACAAGCACAAGCCGTTGCTGACTCAATTAAAATATCTAAGTCTGATAAAGCACCAAGTTTTAGTATTGGTGGTAATCGTAAAGTTGGCTCTAGTGCTTTTAGTGCTGGTTATGTGATAATGGGTAATGAATTTGGATCAAAGCAATATAAACAGTTCCCTAGACGCTCTGGCAAGGGTGGTAAAGAAGGTTGGTGGTTGTATCGTGCAATGTCAAGATTTCAACCTACAATTGCTCAGGAATGGCTTAAAGGTTATGAAAAAATTAGAGATGCTTGGAAGGCTGGTTTATAATGGCTGACATTAGGACACTTAAATTAGCGTTACTTGCTGACACAAAACAATTCATAGACGGACTAGATAAAGCCGATAAAGAAACAAAAAGTTTCAGCAATAAATTAGGTAGCGCACTTAAAACTGGTGCTTTAGCCTTTGCAGCTCTTGGTGCAGCTGCTGGCGTTGCAGCTATCAAAATTGGTGTAGATGCTGTTAAAGCTGCTATTGAAGATGAGAAAGCCCAAGTATCACTTGCACAAACACTTAAAAACGTAACTAAGGCTACAGACGCTCAGGTTAAAGCCACAGAAGATTATATTGACAAAACAGCACGCGCTACAGGTGTAGCAGACGACCAATTACGTCCAAGCCTTGACAGACTTGTTAGATCAACACAAGACGTTACTAAGGCACAGAAATTACAACAACTTGCATTAGATATTGCTGCAGGTACAGGTAAAGACTTAGCAACAGTTACAGAAGCCCTTGGTAAAGCCTATGACGGCAATCTAGGCGCATTAAAGCGTATTGGTGTTCCTCTTGATGAAAACATTGTTAAGACTAAAGATTTTGATGCAGCCGTTATTGCATTGTCAGAAACTTTTGAAGGACAGGCTGATGCAGCAGCTAATACTTTTGCTGGTCGTCTTGCAAGATTTAAGGTTGCAATAGATGAAGCCAAAGAAAGTTTAGGTCAAGCACTTTTACCTTTACTTGAACGTTTTGCAAAGTTTGCAACAGATGTACTTGCACCAGCATTACAAGGAATTATTGACGGCTTGACAGGTAAAAAGAAATCTGTTGTTCCGTCTCTTGGAATGTTTGCAGAAGCAACTAACGAGGGTGAAGAAGCAGGTTATAACCTTGGTGTTGCTTTACGTGAACTTGGCTCAGGTTTAGGAGAATTAGCATCAGCCTTTGATGATGAAACAACTTCAGAGTCAGGCTTTGTAAGATTTATTAACTTATTAACACGTATGGTCGAAGGCTTAGATAGTTTGTTTGGCAAACTTGATGCAGCTGCTCAAAAGTTTAGAGATTTTAAGCAAGCCTTTGATGAATCACTTATAGGACAGTTTGCAAGTGCTTCAGGACAGTTTGCCCCAGATGCCCCATTGTCAGGCAAAGTACAAGGCTTGGTAGGCATTAAAACACAAAAGCCAACAATAATTGTTAACAACAACATTAAAACAGCTGTAGACCCACAAGCCACAGCTAGAGCAATAACTAAAGTTACAAACACAGCAACTAAAACAACAGGTATAAAACCTTTCAACTTCGGCTTTAGATAAACCTATGACAGTTTATACACCAACTTATCGGGTCACTATTGCAGGTGTTGTACAAACAGCCGACATACTTTCAGGTGGCACAATTACCTATGGTCGTAATGATTTTTTTGAAGCAACACAACCAAGTTATTGCAACATAGAACTATTAAACAAAGACGGCGCGAGCCCAGTAGTTGAACTGCTAGATGTAGTGATCATTGAAGTTACTAACTCAGCAGGTGCTTTTGTTAAATTGTTTACAGGTGAAGTTTCAGGTGTTTACAACAGATTAGAAGCTGCTGGGGCAGGTGGTAAACCTAACACTTTACAAATTCAAGCAATAGGTGCACTTGGTTTACTTGTTAAACGTACTGCTGGTGCTGTTAGTTATCCAGAGGAATTAGACGGCGCACGCATTGAACGTATCTTGCAAGAGACTTTGTTTATTGCTTGGGAAGATTTAAGTAACACACAAACTTGGGACGACTTTACTACCGAGACTTGGGCAACTTATGGTGTGCAAGGCATAGACACAATTGACGCAGGACGTTACGAAGTACTAGCTAGAACAGCTGAAATAGACCAAGCCTTTAATCTTACAGACGAAACCCAACAATCAGGCTTAGGCTACTTATATGACACCACAGATTTTGAAATAGGTTATGCAGATGCAGAACGAAGAATAACTAATTATTCAGATAACCTAATTGAACTAGACGCTAACCTAGCTAATGCTGATATACAAACAAGACTACAAACAGCCGACATTGTTAACAGCGTTGTCATTCAATACGACGACCCAGTACTTGAAGAAGCAGCTCAAAACGATACGTCAATAAATGATTATGGTTTGCTACAAGAAATCAGAAGAACAATACTAGCTCAACAATTAGATGCCCAAGAGCAAGCCGTAAACTTTGTTAACTTTCGAGGAACACCTAGAACCTCACTAGAAGCCGTTTCAGTAAACTTAGCTAATGACGCTATGACCAATACTGTTCGTGATGATCTATTAGCTGTATCTATGGACACTTTGCTTTACGTGGACAATATCCCAGTAGGGCTTTTACCTTCAGGGTTTTTTGAAGGCTTTGTAGAGGGCTGGACTTGGTCACTTGGTAGACGAAACATAGAACTTACTATGTCTGTATCTAACTCAATCTACTCAACTCTTGATGTACAATGGGAAGACTACAACCCATTAACCCAATGGCAAAATCTAGACAATACAACTATGTGGCTTGACGTTATTTAAGAAAAGGATAAACTAGAACAATGGCAACTACTACAACCAATTTTGGCTGGGACATTCCCCAAAGCACAGATTTAGTTAAAGACGGCGCTACAGCTATTGCAGCTTTAGGTCAAGACATAGATACAGCTTTTGTCGATTTCAAAGGTGGCACAACAGGTCAGGTATTAAAAAAGACTTCTGGTACTGATTTAGACGTTGAATGGGGTACAGCCTCATCAGGTCTAACCTTGATAAATACGACTAGTTTTAGTGCAGTAAGTTCTTTTAGTTTGCCAGCAAATACTTTTAGTGCAACTTATGAAAATTATTATTATATTATGAACGCAACAAATACTGCTACAGCAACATTGATTGCACGTATGAGAACTGGTGGAGCAGATAATAGCACTTCAAATTATGGAAAAATAGACGTTAATCTTTCTGCTGGTTCATTAACTGCTGCTGATAACACAGCGCAAACAAGTTGGACAGCAATTGCACACTCAACTTCAGGTGCTATGACCTTTGGTCATCAAGGTGTGTTATTTTCACCTTTTGAAACAAAAGCAACAGGATTAAGATATGATTTCCTATCACAATTTACAGGTACGCAATTTTTGCGACTTGGTTATGCTCGATTTAATGGAACAACAAGTTTTGATTCAATGAGTTGGATAATTGACGCAGGAACAATGACAGGTTCAATGAGTGTTTATGGATTGGCAAAATAATGGCAACTGAAAAGATATTTATTGGTATTGGTAATGAACGCATCGAATTAACTGGTAAAGCCAAAGAAGCATTTTTAGAGCAACGTGCTAAAGACCAAGCCGAACAGGCCTTACTTGAAGCCGAGTATAAAGCCAAGCGTGATGCAAGAGAATCTGCAATTACAAAACTTGGTGAAATAGCAGGACTTACAAAAGAAGAACTAGATGCAATCCTTTAACCACAAACAATTTTCTTTAGCTGCAATTGCTTTTTTAGCAGCTTGGCAAGCAACAGACTTTGCCCTTGATTACAGAGCTGTATTAGGTGCTGTTGTAGCTGCTTCTATGGGAGCTATGAACCCTAATGCCAAAACCAAGATTAAGTAAAGCAGCTGAGCAATTACGCTCTGAAATAAACGCCAAGTATCCTAAGCGTGATAAACGATCAGACGGCTGGATAGGCGACACAGCACATAAAAAACGCATAGCCTCAGATCATAACCCAGATAAGAATGGGTGGGTTCGTGCTATAGATATTGACTCAGACCTTGTTAAAGGCTCATCTAAAGAATCGTGGCTATTAGCCGAGAATATAAAGATGATAGCACTTAAGGGCGACAAAAGAATTAGTTACATTATTCACCAACACCGTATAGCCTCATCAAAAGAAAATTGGGCTTGGCGTGTCTATAAAGGCTCTAACCCTCACGTATCGCATTTGCATATATCCTTTACTAAGGCAGGCGACCTTGACGGAAAGGTATTTGGAATATGAGCAAACCTAAAGCAAAAAAGCAAACAATTGAATTACCAGACGTAATGGCTTCAGAGCTAGTAAAAGTGATTAACACAGCTCACGAAGACGGCAAACTTATTACAGGGTTTGTTTGTTTATTAGAAGTTTTTGACGGACGCAAAAAAACTATCAAAATACAAGCTAACGCTGATATGCCACAACACTCAGTATTTGGAATGATTAACTTTGCAGCAGAAAAATATCAGTTCACAATGTCACCTGATGAAGATGAAGATGACGACGATTTTTACCGACCAGATTGGTACGAGGGTCAGTAGATGATAAATGAACTTATTGGCATTATTGGTTTACTTGTTACCATTCTTGTTTTAACCATTAAAGCAACAGCAGAAATAACTAAAATGAAATCTCAATTGTTTCCTAATGGTGGAAGTTCTTTAGCAGATAAAGTGACACGCCTACAGTTAGATGTTGTTAAAATTCGTAGTACTATAGATAGTATTAACACACAGTTAGGTAAGCCTAAACGAAAGAGGTAACGTATTAAGCGTTACGTAATTATCTCAGATTTGCAATATCCTTTTATTAAGAAGTCTTACGTTGAAAGTCTTTTAGATTACATAGATTACGTTAAACCAGATTCTCTTTTGTGTGTGGGCGATGAGCTTGATGCACAGACAATATCAACTTATGCAAGAGGTACAGCCCTAGAGTTTGAAGGTTCGTTACAAAAGAATATAATAGGTTTGAAAGGCTTGCTCAAAGAATTCCGTAGTGCTATTGGACGCAGTAAGCCTTTTCAAATTTCTCGTAGCAACCACACAGCAAGAATTGAACGTTACATAGCAAAATTTGCCCCCGGCTTTTCTTGCATTGACTCAATCAAAATTGAAAACCTTTTAGGTTATAACGATAAAGACATAAACGTAAAATACAACAGATCATTAACAGAAGTTGCTAAAGGAGTTTTACTTGGTCACGGCGACGAAGGCAGACTCTACAGCCAAGCAGGAGCAACAGCTCTTGGACTTGCTTTAAGAACTGGTAAAAGTGTTGTATGTGGACATACGCATCGAGCCGGTTTAATGCATCAAAGTTTTGGCTATTCAGCAAAATTATCTAAAGTGTTTGGAATGGAAGTTGGTCATCTTTGTGATTTGTCTAGTCCTGGTATGAAGTACACAAAAGGTTATGCAAACTGGCAGGCAGGCTTTGGCATACTTTACGAGCAAAACGGACAAGTTAAACCAGAGCTAGTGACCTTTAATAAAGACGGCTCATTTATAGCCGAAGGCGAACTTTGGCGATAACGCCGTTATCAAATTGTTATAATTCAATGCCGTGTTTTGACATAGGTAAGCCTTAACCTTTCTTTAACGAAAGGGGCATTGTGGATAAACAGTTTTATCCAATCTCGATATTGCTACAACACGCATATCACGCTATGGATCATTACCACAGAACTAGGTGCATATTTGAACCTTTAGTATGTGCTGGCGATTGTGAAAACAAAATGCAACAACTGCAAGAATTTTACGGCATATTTATAGGAGTTAACTAAATGGATTATCTAAAGAACTACATAGAAGTTAAAGATCGTATACAAATGTTTTACGACAAATTCCCAGAGGGCACTTTGCATTTTCAATACAAGGGTGTACTGGAATTTAACGGCGAAACCTTTATTTATGGTGAAGCGTTTGCCTACCCTGAACGTGACAAAATGGCTTATGCAAGTGGTTGGGCTTGGGAACGTGTACCGGCTAGAGGCTTTGCAAAAGGGGCTGAAATGATGACCTTAGAAACAAGTGCTTGGGGTCGTGCTATTGCAGCTCTTGGAATTGCTGTTACAAAAGGTATTGCTTCAAGAGAGGAAGTACAACGTAACGTGAACCCAGAAAACGACCCTTGGCAGACCCCACCAGATAGCCCTAAAAAGCCCGTAGAGGGCAAAATTAGCCCCGAAACCCCTGCGCCTATATCAGGACAAGGACAAGGCTTAGAAATGGGTTATTTTGGGTCTTATAGAGTTGCTACAGAAAAGCAAGTAAACTTCTTGCATTCTTTATGTAAACGTATCTATACTGACTGGGATAAAGAGAAACTACTGAAATATCTGCAATTCCTAAGTAAGGAACAGGAGTTTTCTAAGCTAGAATTCGCACCATACACAATCGTTAAAAACCAATTAGATAATCAACAACAATTGGCAGATAACTTAAGTGCTTGGTTAAACGCTTCTAGACTTCCGTCAAGCCACGAACAGGCTGAAACGTCAGCTGCAGATTGGAAGACAGACCAATTTTAGAGATACTTTTAATGAACCCATATTTTAATGACGTTGAGCTACTACCAAGCGATTACCGGAAAATAGCCGTTTGTGAGTCGTCATTAAATCCACAAGCTGTTAATCGGACAGGCAAGTATAGGGGCTTGTTTCAATTCGATAACAGATCGTGGAAATGGGTAGGGGGGTCTGGCGACCCTGCTAGAGCGTCTGTGCGTGAACAATATAAACGCGCACAGATGCTTGTAGCAAAACAAGGATTTAGTAGAGCATTCCCACAATGCTCAAAGATTATGGGGGTTAAATAATGGAAACAATTATTGTATTCGTAGGTGTGTTTCTGGTGTTATTAGCGTTGTATATGCGACAATAAGACACAAGAAAGGGGGGCAAATGAAACCACAAGACGTATACCGTTTAGAGCAAGTCTTACGACTTTCCATTTCACAAGACTTACTCAACAAATCATCAAACTTCCACAATCAAGACGATATGGAAGAAGCAAGAAAGATAGTAGAAAAAAAACACTAAGTCAAGACAGGGGCAACAAATGGAACAAAGATACATAGACGCATTACTGTTTGCAGGTGTAATACTAGCTGTGTTTGGTTTGGCTAACTTGTGGGAAGTGGTGAAAAACTATGTTAAATTTAATAAGTAGATGTGTTAGCTGTGGTGGCTGGTGCTATAACGCTAGTTTCTGCAAATGGTGTATGCAAAGGATAAA